GCAGATAAACAGGGGTGGGCACTTTTCATTTCAACACCCGATGGCACGGCAAGCTGGTTTTACGATTTATGGTGCTACGTTCCAGAAGATATGAGTGGTGATTGGAAGAGATGGAGTTTTACTACAGTAGACGGGGGCAATGTTCCAGTTGAGGAAGTCGAGGCAGCCAAGGCCCAACTAGATAGCAGAACATTTAAGCAGGAGTTCGAGGCAAGTTTCGAGAATCTTACGGGATTGGTAGCTGTCAGTTTCAATGACGAGAACATCAGTAGCGAAGTCCAAGACTTACAGATGCTCCCATTAATTTTGGGATTGGATTTTAACGTTGACCCTATGGCAGGAATTTGTGCGGTCAAGCATAACGACTGTCTTTATGTGTTTGATGAAATCATGTTGACGGGTGGGGCAACAACATGGGATTTTGCGGAGGAAGTTATCAGGCGGTATGGGGTAGATAGAAGAATTATTGCTTGTCCTGACCCTACGGGTAGTGCGAGAAAAACAAGTGGAGTTGGAGTTACAGACCACAACATTCTTAGAAGGAGTGGCTTTACAGTTATGAGTCCAAAATCTCCTTGGAAGATCAGGGATAAAATTACCTCAGTAAATACAGCTTTGTATGATGCAAATGGAAATCGTAGAACATTTATCCACCCACGATGTAAAGAATTAATAAAAGCACTTAGAACTTTAACTTATGCCCCAAATACAGGACTACCAAATAAAAACCTGGGAGTGGATCATGCGTTTGATGCTTTCGGGTATCTTTGTTTGCAGCAATTTAACCTTGTCAAACCAGAGACATTAGGCCAAACTTCGTTTAGAATATACTAAGAGTTTACTTTTTTACTATGTATCACTCCGCAATGAAGAAGAAAAAGAAAAAGAAGAAAAAAACCAAGAAAAAGTGAGACAATTTAGACGAGTAAGACGAGACAAAAAGACGGGAGTGCCTAGTAAATACCTTACGGGTGCTCGAAATCGTAGTGCGAAGGCAAAAGAGATAAAAGAAACAGCCGAAAAGTACAAAAGAGGCGAATATATTGATATAAAAGCTATTAACAAGTCACGATCTGCTCAAGATGAAACCAAAAAGAAAACCACTAAGCGAAAAAACAAAAGAAACACTAAGAAAAAAGGCAGATAAGAGCCGTTTTACCTACGGACAACTTGCCCAAGTGTATCGCAGAGGACAGGGAGCATATTTATCTTCTGGATCTAGAAACGTGCCAATGGCTGCATGGGCAATGGGTAGAGTAAATAGTTTTATCAGTGGAAAAGGAGGAGCAAGGAAAGCAGATGCAGATATTTTGCAAAAAAAGAAAAAGAAATAACTGTGAAAGTTACAGTTTCAAGGTAATATATTGTTATAAGTAAATTTTTATTGAAATCATGGCATTTTTTCGTGGTGAAGAAGGCTCTGTATCATTTGATAACGGAACTGGATCAGTTGGAGCAGTAGCTTCTACAACAGCTTGGACATTAGACGTAACAAAAGACACTCTTGAATGTACTGCTCATGGAGATACTTCAAGAAAGTATGTAGGATCTTTAATTTCTGGTTCTGGTACTGTTGATCTTCTTTATACAGCAACGTCTGGAGATGATACTGCTGAAATTATTTCAGATGTATTAACAACAGAAGATGCTGGTGATGCTGCATTTAACCTCTTTTTAGATACATCAGGTACTAAAAAATTAAGTTTTAACGGAATCATTACAGGAACTTCATTTAGTTCTACTGTTGGAGATATTTCTACAATATCAGTTAGTTTTGTAACTAATGGTGCTATCACTTCTGCTGTCTAATGCCTAAAGGATCTTATTCGAGCAAACAACGTAAACTTGCTGCGGTTGCTCCACCACGGGATAAGATCACGGCTGCCGATTTAAAAAAAGTACGTTCCAAGAAAAAGAGGAAGAAAAAATGAAAACCCTAACTCAAAGACAAAAAGATGCTTTAGCTAGGCATAAGAAAAAGGGTACTCATACCAGAAAGCACATGGAAGAAATGAAAAACTTGATGTTAAAAGGTAAAACTTTTACTGAAGCTCATAATCTGACCATGAAAAAGGTAGGAAAATGAGTAAAAAAGATCCTAGACTTACAAAAAATAGATTAGAAGGATTTAATAAACCAAAGAAAACACCTGGCCACCCCACTAAATCTCATGTGGTGTTGGCCAAAAAAGGCGATAAAATAAAGTTAATACGATTTGGTCAACAGGGAGTTGTTGGTGCTGGTAAAAACCCTAAATCCGACAAGGATAAGGCCAGAAGAAAATCGTACTATGCCAGACACAATGCACAAGATCCTAACCCAGGATTTTTTACAGCTAGATACTGGTCACACCGCACTAAATGGTAAACAATGACTTACGCTGTACCTGGACCAATTAGAACTAATATTATCTCATCTACTTCTGTAGGTGGTATTGATAGTCCTTTTACTAGAACAAGGGCAGTTCTAGATATGATGAAAGGTTGGGAAATAATGAAAGCCGTAACCGAAGGAACAGATTATCTTCGAACAAACAGCGAAACATTCCTACCACTAGAGCCAAGAGAAGATTACGATGCCTACCTAGCTAGAGTAAATCGTGCTGTATTTTCCCCATTTACCCAACGATTAATCAGAGCAGCCACAGGTCTTGTATTAAGAAAACCAATAGCACTTAATGGAGATCCTTATTGGACAGAAATGTTCAAGGCAGATGTAGATGGCAGAAAGTCAGATTTAGATGAATATGCCAGAAGATTACTAATGTGCTCCCTTACATACGGCCAAAGCCACATTCTTGTAGATTATCCTGCACCATCAGGAGCAGTAAGTCTAGCCGAAGAACGTCAACAAAACCGCAGACCTTATTGGATTGAGGTAGATCCAAATAATCTTTATGGCTGGAGACTAGATAGAGAATCAAACTATGGAAACTTGATACAGGTAAGACTTGGGGAAAAAGCAGTACTTCCAGATGGACAGTTTGGAGAAAAAGTATTTGACCAAGTAAGAGTAATTGAACCAGGAAGTTACAGAGTATTTCGTAAAAAAGAACAGATAGAGGAAATGTATGATGTATCAGACGGAAGTTCTGCTGGCAGTTTTGAAGCTGGATCATCTGACAAAGACTATAAACAGGTAGAATCTGGTGAATTTTCCCTTGGCGAAATACCTTTAGTTACAATTTATTCTGGAAAAACAGATAATTTAGTAAGCAAACCACCTTTACTTGATATTGCATATTTGAATCTTGCCCATTTTCAAAGACAGGCTGATTTAATTCATAGTTTACACGTTGCATCTCAACCAATGCTTGTAATGGAAGGATATGACGATCAGACAAAAGACCTCGCTATTAGCGTAAACTACGCAATGGCAACTCAGCCAGGCAACAAAATATACTATGTAGAACCAGCTTCCAGTGCTTTTGACGCTCAATCTGCTGAAATAAAGGAGCTACAAATGCAAATGGCTACTCTAGGAATCAGTACATTATCACAACAGAAATTTGTTGCAGAATCAGCAGATGCTCGCAGACTAGACCGTGTAGATACCAACTCTATGCTTGCAATGGTATCTATGGAACTGGAGCAAAAACTACAAAAAGCCTTCAATTTATCAGCCGAGTATGTTGGAATCGAACCACCAGAAGTAAAAATCAGTAGAGATTTTGATATTGAGAGACTAATCGGACAAGATATTACAGCTTTAACATCTCTATTTGACCAACAAGTCATTGATAGAGAGGAATTTAGAGATATTTTAGTACAAGGAGAAGTATTACCATCAGCAAATGAGGCCAAATCTGAATAGTCTGATACAATAGTAGATAAGTACATAAAAATTATGGCTGGATCTATAGACCATGTTCTGCAACCTGACGGAACATACAAATGGGAAGTAACTGAGTTAAAACCTAAAACAAAGGAAACTGCTGAAGC